GCCCTGCGGTAGCCCCGCCCACCCCAGACATGGCCTTGCCTGCCGCGGTCACACCGCCGGCCGCCTTAGAAGCCGGGCCACCAATGCCAGCAAACGCCCCAGCGATACCGCCGATGGAGCGTATCGCCTTCACCGCGAGACCAACATCCTTGAAGGCGCGAGCCACCTTGCCAACCTGACCTGCCGCGATCAGTGACACGCCGCCGAGCGCACCGATCTTCAAAATCATCTCCTGCGTGTGAGGAGACAGTTTGGCGAACCGGTCGGCGTACCCGGACACCTTTTGCGCCGCCCTGCCCAACACTGGGAGGGCAGCCTGCCCCACGTTGATGGCGGCATCCTTGATGCGGTTCATGGCCAGCTGCATCTGTGAGGCAGTGGTCTGCTGGCGGCGGCCGAACTCCTCTTCCAACGCCGTGTTCTGTGACCAGCCCTGCCCCGCGATTTTCAGTGAGTCTGCCAGCTGGTCTTGGGCGTTACCGGCCCCAGCCGACGCGCCGGCCAGACGTTTCATCGCATCGGTCTGATACTGGCCTTTGATGCCCATCTGGTCGAGAAGTTTCGACACGTCCTGCCCGGATTTGGAGGCGCGCCCCAAACCTTCGATGAGGGCGTTTGTTGCCCCGGCGGCGTCGGTCTGCCATGCTTTTTTGAATTGGGCTGCCGACATTCCCGAGACTTGCGCCATGGTTTGCAGGCTTTGCCCACCGGAGCGCACGGCCTTGTCAATTTTGATCCAGTTGCGGGACATGGCTGTGCCGCCCGCCTCGGCGTTGATGCCCACCGACGCCATGGCGGCTCCGAACGCCATCACCTGCGGTTCGGACATGCGCATCTGCTTGCCGGTGCCGGAGAGCCGCTGACCCATCTCGACGATGTCACGTTCAGTGGTGGCAGAGTTGTTGCCCAGGTCGACGACGGTGGCGGCGAGCCGGTCCACGTCCTTGGGGGCGGTGCCCATGACGTTCATGAACTGGCGCAGGCTGGTGGCCGCCTCCTCCGATGTCATGTTGGTTGCGGTGCCCAGTTTGACCATCGTCGAGGTGAACTTGGCCACATCCTGCTGTTTCACGCCCAGCTGGCCGGCTGCCTCGGCGACACCGGCGATCTCCTGATGCGACACTGGCAGCACGCTGGTGAGGGAGCGCAGCTGGCCTTCGAGCCGTGCATATTGTGCCGGGGTGGCGTCGACGGTTTTCTGCACACCTGTCCAGGCGGATTCCCAGTCGACGGCGGCCTTGACGGCCCCTCCAACACCTGCTGTGACGGCCAAACCGGCTTTGGTGGATGCGGATGCCATCCGGTCGAAGTCGGCGCCGTGGGCCTTGACTTGGCTTCCGAGCTGTTTGGAGGCGGTGGCTGCACGGGCCATGGCGGCGGTGAAGCCGTGCGTGTCGGCGTTCAGCTTCACTGTCACGGTTTTGTCAGCCACAGCGTCTCCTTCATGTGTGGTGTGTCACTGGAATTGTTTTGCCCATTCGGTGATGTGTTTCCGGTCGCCGTGGATCCAGCGGCGGGCTCTCTCCGGGTCGGGTTTCTGGTCTGTGTGGCCGTCGCGTCGTGCCTGGGCCACCTGATCCCGGTCCAGCGCCTGCAGCGATGGGCAGGTGATGGCGGCTCCGGTGTAGTCGGCTGCGGTTTTTCCGTCATGGCTGGACATGGGCTGGCCGCATCCGGGGCACAGGGTGGCCTCGTAATCGTCGAGGGCGTCGAGGATGGCGCGGTCCTCGGGGGTCCACCGGGGTCCGGTGTCACGCCCCCAGTAGACGGTTGGGGCTATGGCCCATTCCTTGGCGTGGTCGATGTCGCGGCGAATCTGCGGATCGGTGACGGCCCTTCTCAGAAAGGGAGGTCGATTGTTTCCGTGCATGCCTCGATCGAGGCAGCCCAGCAGCGTGACACGTCAGCCGGGGGAAGATTGTCCAGCAGACGGTTCAGGTCGTCTCCGCTGATTCCGGCGTCCTCCCCGTCGATGGTGGTGGCCTTGGTGAGGCAGGCGCGGGGCAGCCTGACCTGTTCGATGGTGGCCCGCTGCTCCTCGTCGTCGATGCGGCGCAGCTCGTCGACGAGATCGTTCCATGCGGTGGTGGTCAGCCCGGTGAACACCAGCCGGATCGTGGCATCAGCCAGCCTGCCCCGGGCCGTCTTCTCGCTCTTCACGGCGGCGTTGAGGCGTTTCTTCACCGCTGCCGCCTGCCCGATGGTGCCTCCAGACCCATTGTCGGTGTCGTCGGCTTCCGCCTGGGTGGCTGTCAGCTCTTCGTCGGCCTGTTTCCACGCCTGGGCGGCTTTCGGGTCGAGGCAAATGTCCACATGCTTCGTGGGACGGTTGAGGCCGGACACATAGTCCTGCATCAGGGTGCGCATGTCGGGGGTGGGGGTGCCAGTCATGAGGGGTCTCCTGTGTCAGGTGTGGGTGCCGGAGGGGTGAGGGGGTGGCCTTCCAAGTCGGCACCCTCAAAGTCTTGGAAGGCCACCGGTCTCACTGGGCTGGCTGGGTCACCTTGCCGTTCAAGGTGCGGCCGGTCACAGACCAGCCCACATTCATCGTGAACATTTCACCGTCATCGGTGGACAGCTTGCCCGGCGTCTTCGTCTTCACCGTCGACTTCCAGGCGTAATACTTCTGTCCGGCGGTGATTTCCGATCCGGGCTTCACATTCGGGAACTCGACGATGATCGTGTGAACACCCGGCTCCAGGCCGGCGATCACCTCGTCGTCCTTCTGAGGGTCGTCGATGATGATGTCGGTGTCAGACAAGCCGTAGGTGACAGGGCCGGGTCGCTTACCGGCGTCACGGCGGCAAATACGCTTGTCCTCCGACTCGGAGGCATCCGAGGACGACTCGAACGAGCGCAAGGCACAGGTGATTTCGGTGCCCGCCTTCAGCTCGGTGACGGTTGCGGCATCCAGCTTCTTGATCGAGGGGACCAGCATCAGCTTGGAATTCTCGATCGTTTCGATGCCCTCAGGGTTGTACACGGAAACAGGCATGGTCACTTCTCCTTCTTGCTGGTGGATGTCTGGGTGGTGTTGCGTGGTTTGGTGGGGAGGGGGCGGCCTTGGTTGTCGCAGGCGGGATGCCCGTTCAGGATCCTCGCCCCGTCGGGGATGGCGTTGGAGGGGACGGTTCTCTGGCAGGTGGCGTCGGCGATACGCACCCAGTCGGTCATGGGATTCTCCTTGGTGTGGTGATGGTGAATTCTGTGGTGCATGTCCAGCATGTGTCGGTGAGGTCGCCGCGGTCGGCGAGGATGGGGCCTCCGGCGGTGTGTGTGAGACGCCAGCCGTCGATGCGTGCCCCGTCTAAGACGTCGACGACACGTCGGGTGTGGAGTCGGCAGCCTGCCGGATTGTTGGACACGCACATCACGTCGATGGTGACGTGCCACAGGGGACGATCCCCCAACGTTGTTGTGAGAGCAGCGCTCTGAACGGTGACTACCGTGTACGGATAGTCGGGGTCGCCGTCGATGCGCTGATCGAACACGGTTCCCGGTGCCAGGCCACAGATGGCGGTGGCGATGTCGTCAGTCAAACCATCCACCTCCAATCTGTTCCATGGCGCGGACGAATCCGGGTGTCACCTCGTCCAGCGCGGGACGCATGAACGGTCGTGCCTCCATGCGCCGCGTGCCCCATTCAAGGTAGGGGGCATAGTTGGTGGTGGGTCCGATCTCGGCAGCCGTGCCGGCGGCAGAAATGCTTGTGTGGATGGAATTGCGGGTGGCCCCCGTGTCAACAGGGCAGCGCTGCTGGCTGGCCCGCTCCACCTCCGCCGCGGACTTGCGGACAGCCTCCGCCGCTTTCCGGGTGGCGTTTGCACCGGTTCGGCCCAGATCGGTGGATAGTTTGTTCAGCTGTGAGGTGTCGACGGTGAACGCCATGATCCCACCAAATACGCTTTCCTTGTGACTGCCCAGCTCTGCTGATCCACATCAACCACATACCAAGTTTTCATGTTGGCGGTGTCGTGTGATGCGGTCACGGTCACATGGTCTCCGGGGCGAATGTCCGTGTCGATAGGTGTTTTGCACACGTGGGTGGCAACCCGGATTGGATCACCCGCCGTAGAAGAATCGGATGCCTGCGCGTTGATGCGCTGCACCAAACATTCCGTGTCGGCGACGGGAGTCATGGTGTCGTGCTCCACGCCGGCATCGTCAATGTCCGTTCCGGTTTTCCGGGTGATGACGCATCGGTCGGTGTACAACTGTCGGTGCCAGCGGCGCGCCTCATCCACCAGGGCAGTCAACTCCACAGCTCCTCCTCCCACCGTCCCGTGCCGTCGCGATACAGATCTGTTGTTGGGGCATATGGCGGGTGGCTGTCGACCTGCAGCAGAGTGAACCCGTCACGGTGCGCATCCGCCCAAATCTGGGATCGGCGACGCCACATGGATGCTGTTTTCTCCCAGTCTCGGGGGTTGATGATCATGGTTGTTCCCTCGGAGGTGACGTGTGTCAGCTGGTCGCCTGCAAGGGAGGCTGCCAGGAGGGCGGCGTCGGCGGCGGCCCACCACGGGTCGAAGGTGGGATGCCACTCCGGGGTGTTGGGAAGATGGCCTTGATCGTCGGGGATGGCTGCAGAGTCGACACATTCAGACACCGCACCGGCTGGCAGGTCTGCGTCCTGCACCAGCTGGTTGATGAACTCGATGGTTTGCTGCTTGTCCACATCTGCCCCCGGGGATACTGGGTTTTAAAGCCCCTTAGAGGAACACCGTCTACCCCTGCATTTCTTGATGTTCCTCTAGGGGCGGCTTGCTACTCCGGTGTCAGGATCCGCTGCCTGCCGGGGCGGGAGCGTTGGCGGTCAGCTTCACAAAGTTTTCCGGATCATTGATGATGCAGCCGAATTCGGCCTCAGCCAGGATGCCGACAAGGTTGTTTTGCCACAGGGACACAATGTCGCCGCCGATCTTGACGGTGGCCTCGGTGGAAACCGAGTAGGTGATTCCACCTACCTGCCCCCAAATGACCTTGGACCAGTCACCGCCGTAGCCGATCACGGTCTTACGGTCAGTGGTGGCAACACCATCACCCAGGTAGGCGGGGCGTCCCAGCAGCCGTGCGGAGGCCAGGGCGGCATCATTGTAGACAGGTTCGGTCAGGATGGGCCGGCCCGTGGTGTCGTAGGAGCCGTTAAGCATGGGCTCTGCAGCGGAGTCGAACGCCCAGCCGGTGAGCTTGCGGCCATTCTCGACGAGCTTCGTGATTGCCAAATTCGCGTCCCCGTAAACGCCACCCTGGTTGGCAGAGGTTTTGCCAAGCTGCACCGTCTTCTTCGTCTCGTCCAGGTTGTGGGCGAACGGGGAATCAGTTCCGTGCCTG